ATGACAGAATCTTACATAATCAGCACATACAGGGTACCAGAGAGTGTAAAAGTCTATGTATTAGACAATCTACTGCACTCCTATAATCAAGACACCAAAGAATTATTTGCACATATTCTATTTGGAACTAGCTACTACATTGGAAGAGATAGACACAGTCTTGAAGTAGATGAAGAAATAGGTTGGGTTCCAGTTAGCTATAACTTAATGAAGAAAAAATGGAAGAAGCCTGAAGAACTACAATGGGGTTTATTACTTGAAGATGGGTTGCTAGAGCTTAAAGTTATTCATGAAACTGAAGATGGGAAGAAGATAACTTATAGTAGAGATTATGGTAAAAGTAGAGAGTTTAGAGTACCGCTAGATGTAGTAGATCAGATATTAGATAAGTATCCCAAAGAGACATCAGAGTTTGTTGATTGCCAGTACTATAACTTGGTGGATGGTAAGAAAAAGAACCAGTTCACTAGACACAAGCTTAGTAATAAAACTGGTCATCCTATTCCAGAACTAATTCAGAGCAGTATTAAAGCTATTAAAAGATGTGTGGTTAATGATAAAGCAGTTATGGCATATTTAAAAGATAAAGAATTTGAAGCAGAATTTAGTGGTAAAGATATAGAAAGAAGAAGATATATTAATGATAAAAACTGCTATGACTCAATTAGAGGGACAGGTATAAAGTTGTTAGAAGGTGGATTAATAGAGTATTACCCTTCCTATGATGTTCAAGATTCTGGTAGACTAAATGAGCAACGTGGTGGCTTTCAATCCTGCTCAAGACAAATGAAACAGGTCGCTTTTAGTGATATTCCTAATCTCAAGAATTATGACCTTAAATCTAGTCAAGTCTGGGGACTTATTCAATGGTTTGAGGCAGCTAATCTTGATACTAGTTGGCTCAGATTCTACTTATCTAGAGATAAGCAAGAATATGCTAATGCTGTAGGTATATCTAAGGATAGATGGAAGCAGTGCTTTATGGCCCTAATTATGGGTGGACACTTGCCAAAGAAAGTTACTAACAAGACTTTTGAAGATTCTACCCTAGCAATAATTAATTACCTGAATGAGGAAGCTGATGGTGATACCTCTAAAGCTCTTGAGTTATATGAAAAGTTTGTTAAACTAGTTGCCCCATTAAAAGCTGTTATTGATCAATGGCAGGATTGGTTAATTAATACCTATGTTCCACTAAGCTCTACTTATCCCAAAGGTAAGCAGTATGTATCTAATAAGACAGGGATGACATTCTGTATATCTGACTATAGAACTAAAGATGGTAATTGGAAGGATATTAATCAACTGAAGAGAAGACTCTCAGCTTTCTACCTACAAGGTAATGAGGCAGCATTTATCCATCACCTAACTTGGGTATCTGAGCAGTATGGTTATGAGGTCATGAATAACCAGCATGATGGAATGGTTGTAATAGGTGAGATTCCTGAGGCAGCAGTTGAATATGCTAGACAGCAGAGTGGATTAAAGTATGCTGAACTTGAAGAGAAACCTTTCCTAGAAAAAAAAGAAGAAAAAGAACCAACATATAAATTTCTTTCCTTAGGAGAACTTCTTAATCTAATGAGATAGAAAACCTTTCTATAAATCAAATAAATAATCTCAAAAGGAGAATAAGGGAATCTATTCAGGTTCCCTTTATTTTTTACCCTTAGTTAAATATATTAGTTAACTCTCCAAAGAAAGGAAGGAAGGAAAGGGAAAGAGAGAACAGGAGGAAGAGGAGGAAGAAGAGAAGGAACACAGATAGCATAGTACTACTATAGTAACCTCTACAACCTATATATAGTAATACTTTCAGGTATTTTACTCGTTCTCCTTGCTCCCTTTTATTGAGAATATTTAACGTAATAATAAGCCTTTCAAAAAGCTTATTGAGAATACTAATCCACTAATTAAATTAAATATATATGAGGGATTGGACATTAGTAATTATTAGACCTCTAATTCATGCTTAGCACCAATCTACTAAATCCCTACCTACTAAGGGGGGATTACACATCACTAAATAATGTAGACCATTAATTTATCCCTTCATTTCCATGATAAGAATCTCCTCAACTTATAGCCCAGGCAAAGGTGACCTTGGCTTTAGCGATGGGGGCTTTTCATAGCCCGACTCTTTAGTTACCTTCCATCCCTTATAATGACTTCTTTGATTAGTGACTACCTTACTCATACCTTTTTTATTTAAATTATGTATTCTACAGAATTCTGCAAGATTATATACTATAAATTCTTCCCCTTGTGGAGAGTAAACCTTCCAATTACAGGCTTTAGTCACTTTACCTTTTAAAGCTTCACTTATACTCAAATAGAAAAGATAGAGATGGTGCTGGGATATAACAGTCCCATCTCTTCAGTTGTCCATAGTCAGTTATCTACCAATTTCACTCAAGTAGTTTATGACAGAGCAGTAGCAATACTAACTGATTTAGATGATATTAATGCCAAGTTAAAAGAGGCAACTGATACCAGCTATGTCACTGAATCTAGGGGTTCTAAGTTATCTTACTCTCAACATGTAAGGCACCTTAAATCTGAAGCTACAAGGTTACTGAAGGAGTTAGCCCATATTCTATCTGTAGATGTAGCTTTTAATATTTACTTCTCTAATACCCCTAAGGCTTACTGGTAATTAAATGATTTCATATAATATCAAAGCAAAAGGTTCTCTATTTTCTAATAAGAACCTATTTAAAGAAATTTTGAGAGAATCATTAAATGAGACAGCAGACTGGGCAAAGAGCAGAGTTAAGAGTAGGACTCCTGTTATAACTGGAAGGTTAAAAGCTGGGTGGAATACTACAACGAATCAACAGTCCTTTAACTTAAATAACCCTGTATATTATGCCCCTTATGTAGAGAGAAGAAGGGGCATGTTATATAAAACTGTTCCTGAAGCAGAAAGCAAGCTGATAAGTAACACTGAGAGATTAATTAAGGATAAAACTCAATGACTTTATATCAGAAGCTAGCTGAAGTAGAAGATAAGATAAGTTCTATAGAAGTTAAGTTAGGGCTTCCTCAACGTAAACATCTGTTAGTAAGACATCAGACTCTAAATCAGAATAATGTTCGTCTTATAACAGATACTTTAATATTACCTAAACCTTATATTACTAACATATCACCTCGCTTTGCTAATTTACAGGTAGCCTTTGAAGGGGTAGATGGCTTAGGGATGAGAGTAATTAACTCTCTATTAGATACACCTAACTCAGCTAGCTTTGTATATGCTATTGAGAACTCTTTTGACTACCAAGATGAGTTACCTCAAGGGTTTCTGATCTGTCCTCAGGCATTTACCTCTTACACTCAAAATGACAGAATAGCTGTCGGGCTAGCAATGGAAGCTCATTGCTCAGACGATCAATTTGATTGGGTAGCTTTAATTGATGCAGGCCCAGAGATGAGTCTAACAGCAGCTCAATCAGAAGGACTCCTATATAACTCACCACAAGGTCACTCTAGTTTCTATTATCCCCATCTAATTGATTTAGAAGGTAATATTGTACCTCCTTCGGCAGCAGTAGCGGGGATGGCTACACGCAGATATCAAACAGAAGGTTTTGAGCAACCACCTGCTGGTGCTAAATTTCCTTTGTTAGGTGTTACTGATGTGTTTACTAAAATCAGCACTCAACAACAAGAGACAGTTAACCCATTAGGTATAAATCTTATCCGCAACCTTAGAAATAAAGGTGTAGTTGTATGGGCAATGAGAACTCGCTCTAGTAATGAGTTCTACACCTTCCTCAACACTCGTGTTATTATGAACGTGCTAAATGGCACTCTACGTAGAGGATTTGATAATGAATTATTCTCTGCTATAGATGGTCAAGGTATGCTGTTACGCTCTATTTATGAGGCTGCTTATACTGTATGTGCTCGTCTATGGAGAGGTAAGGCTTTATTTGGTGCTACTGAGAAAGAAGCATTTGAAATTAAGTGTGACTTTGATAATAACTCTAGAGAAGAACTAGAGAGAGGAAATGTTCTCTTAGAAGTATATGTAGTTCCCGCTCCTTCTATGGAGAAATTATTAATTAATACTATTAGAGTATCTATTGGAACACTGCCTTTGCTGGACTAGATGGTAAATTAGATGCAATTGAAAGAAAGGCAGCTTTAAGTAGCCTAAAGGAATTAGCCACATGGGGAACTTTAGCTGGTAAAATAGCAAACTCTACTCCTCAAAACACTGCTAAGGATCTATCTAACTTTATTTCTAAGTCAGCAGGGTTAGGAGAGCTATTCAATAATAACTTATTTCAGAATAATCCTACAGTTAGGAAGAGTATTATAAAGCAGCTTACTGGGAGTGAGGATACACCTTTAAGAGATGCTACAGAAATTTATAAAACTAAGACAAGTAGTGAATTAAGAGATATATTACTTAATGCTTTAAAACAAGATAAAGAGGTTATAGATTCTCTAACTGATTCTATAGATGGTGTATTTGGACTTATTAGTGATAGTCTATTTGGATTATATACAGGAACCTTTGGTTTATTAAGAGACTTAGACAGTAAGGCAGAAGGTAATCAGTCAGCTTTAAAGTCAATCAATAAAACTCTACTTGAAATATTTGGAGCAGATGGTCTATTTGTCACATTATCTAGAAGTCTAGATAAAGCGGGAATTCATTTTATAGATCCAATGCGATCATTAAGTACAGTAGCAGAATCTTTCTCTTCTTGGGTAAAACATCTTAAAGATAGTTTGAATAACTTTATTAAAACAGGAGACTTAAGCCAAATTGCAAGCTTATTTAGCTTTAAAGGATTAGGTGAAAGGTTAGCAGCAGTAGTTAATAATATATTTAAGTTTTTAAATAGAGTTAATTGGAATGAAGTTTTTGGTTTTATAGGTACTAAATTAGCCGAGCTTATTAATGAGGCATTAGATTTTCTCTTTAAGTTAGACTATACTCAGATAATAAATACCTTCTCCAAGATTACAGTTGGATTATTCAATGGTATATTTCAATTTTTAATTAAGCTCGATTGGTTGAAACCTATTGCAGTGATAGTGAAAATTATTAGCTCTGCTTTAATTTCTATAGTCAAATCTATATTCGATGCTGTAATAAATATAGTTAAAGAGGCTATCTCATTAATAACTTCACCAATACAATTTGTTTTAAATTTATTAGGTAGATTTATAGCAGATACTTTTGAAACTATATTTAATATATGGGATTTTATTAGCAGAGCAATTTTCAGCTCTTTAGATACCTTAAAAGATACCTTATTAAACTTTTTTAGGGAATTTACTGTTGCCATACCATCAGTAAAAGACACCATTAATAAAGATATAAATGTTAATGGTGCAGTTACTAATAGTAGTGTTACAAGCAGTGATAGTAATACCAACAAGAAAACTATTGAAACTCATAATGATGATCCGTTGGGAAGATTAAGTCCTTTCAGTTTTATATATTCTATCTTTAGTAAGGTAGGTGGATTATTTCAAGGTAATAAAGCCGATGGACAAAATGTATCTACTCTATTATCAGCTATAAGCAATGAGAGAGATAAAGCCCCCTCAGGCTCGGATTTAGTAGTAGCTAATACTTCAGAGGTAATACTTAATAGGCAGCAGCAGTCTGCCTTATTGGGTGGCTTATCAGGTAGAGGTAATGTAAGTATAGGTAATATAAATATATACACTCAAGCTAAAGACCCAGAGGAAATAGGTAGGATTGCAGTTAAGTATATTGAAAGACAATTACAAAATAATCTAGCCTACGCAGTTAGTTAATTAGAGCCTTAACCTAGAGTTAAGGCTTATTTTTTTTATCTATTTATTATGAATACTCAATTAATAAATGAATTAAGTCCTGTAGATAAGGTTATAGGCATCTATGCAACTCTCGTAGATGAATTAAATAAAACAGTCTACTCCTTTTTATTCAACCCTGAAGAGAAAACTTTCTCTAGAAGTGCATTTTATAGTGAAGGAGTAACTGCATTAACGTCCTTACCTTCCCAACAATATAAATATACAACTGGGCTTACTTTAACCCTGGATAATTTGCTTTTAGAATCCTATAGTCGAGGAAGAAGCTGTAAGAGTATAATGCAGGACTTACAGAAGTTAATGGTAGCCAACCCTGCTGCCCTTAAGTATGCCCCTACTCCAGTTTATTTTAAATGGGGTAAGGATGAATTTGGCCCTGCTGTAATTACAGACTTAAAATGGAAAGAGACTCAATGGTTGAACGGTGAGGTAGCAACGGCTAGAGTGAGCTTCACTTTATTAGAAATACCAGAGAGTCAACTACCTAGAAAAGCTAAAGAAGAGACCTCTCAGAATAAGCTTAAAGCTGCCTTAAAGTCATCGAATAAGCTAACAGATAGACAGAAGGAAGAAGCTATCTCTAAAGCTAAAGGCTGGTTAAAACAGAATATAAATAAATTCTCTGATAATATATCTTCTTTAATTAGAATAAACAAATATAAACTTTCTGTATCTGATAATGGCACTGTTAGCTTATTTAATCAAAAGAATGTTCTATTAGGGACTGTAGGTACTTATAAAGACGGCAAACTCAATACCTCAAATAATAATTTGTCTAGAGTAAATATTTAAATTAACAGGAATAATCAATGAGCACATTACCTTTATCTGAATCCTTAGCTAAGGTTATCAGAATAAGCGCAGGAGATTCTCTATCTAATATTGCAAGCCAAGTATTAGGAGATTATTCCTCTTGGAGAGAGATAGCAACTATCAATGATATAGATATCTTCAAGGCAATAGAGATAGGGCAAACCTTAACAATACCTACTAAAGAAGAAGCAGAGAGGAGATTTAAAGACCAAGCTGCTATTGAGATTAATGGTATTAACAAGGAAGTTCAATCTAGGGTTAAAGAGATATTAAACTCTAGAGAAGTTAAAACTATTACTAAGCTATTAGGAATTAATGTAGACCAGGATAAGATACTCAAGGATTTAGATTTATCTTCCATATCTAAGAGTTTGGCTGCTCCTACTAAAGCAGAGAGAATTAGGAAGGCACTTAAAACTAGTAGTTATGAACCTGAAGTACCTGTATGGAGGTTAATAGATTGGGTGCTCTAGACTCTAGCTATAAACATAACATTCTTTCTACATTTATTTTAATAATATATAAATCTAATTATGGTTAATCCAAATCCAGGGCTTTCATTACTTGACCCTTATGTAAAAATCACTTTAGGCTCGCTAGGTAGTCAAGATGGAGATACATTTATTATAGGTGATGGTAAATTAATAAGTGCCTCAGTAACTCTAGGTGAAGGTAAAGTTCAATCTAGCTGTAGCTTTACTGTATTAGATCCAGATAAAAAGTTAGCTGATAAATACTTTTCTTATATTGAAACAGTAGGTGGATTAGATCCAATTCCTGATCCTGAAGCCCAATCTAATAATAGTAATACTACTCCTGTTACTGACCCAAATCAGTCAAATAGTACAGCAGGTAAAGTCATATTTGATAATGTTCAGGCTTCCACTTATGACGGTAAAGGTAAAACAGGTGGTGGAGCTAAAGGGGCTTACGGGGATGTAATAGATTTTAATGGCTATTATGCTGCAATGGTAGATACCAAATACAAGTATGCTACTATGAGGGTCACCAACTTAGCTAACAATAAATCAGTTGTAGTTAAGGTAGTGGATAGAGGCCCATTTGCTGTAGATAGTAATGGTAATACTATCTACCCACTAAGAGAGAATCCTACTAGAAAGATTGACTTAACTCCTAAAGCCTTTAGTGAATTAGCTCCTATTAGTCAGGGAATTATTAACGTAAAGATTGAATGGATAGAAGCTGAGACTACCACTGCTTCATCATCTAATAAAAATAAAACTGTACAAGAAATAGTTCAAGAAGACTATCAAAAGACTAAACAGGAAAAAGCTAGTAATAATCCATTTAAAGCAGAGAAGATAGGTGACTGGCCATTACCTAAAGTTGGCCCTACTAAGTCAATATTATTAATACCAGGGCATTTAGTTGATACAAATTCTGGAGGGGGTGGAGATACAACATACAATGGTGAAAGTAGGTCTATAGAAAGTGTTGCAAATATATTAACTGTAGAAGTATTAAAAAATGAATTATCTAAAGCAGGCTATACGGTATTAACTCCTACTACATCATCAAGAGGATTAGCAGTAGTTAAGGATGATGGTGTTTATAATTCTTCACAACAAAATGTATTCTTAGATTCTATCACTAAGTATAAAAATCAAGGATATTATGTATCAGAAATACACTTTGATGATGCTGCTGGAGGTGGAGGTGAATCAGGAGTAATTCCTGAGAGACTTAACAGCGAAAGTAATGGTAGTTCTCTTAGTGTAATGTCCGTAGCATTAGCTAATAAAATTGGATTTTTTCCTTATGGATACAGGAAAATATTAGGAGCACCAAGAAGGGGTATTTCTATGATAGAAATGGGGCCTATTTCACCATATTCTAGTTATATCTCTAGCGGTAATTATAATGGATTTAAAGCAGCTATTTTACCTACTGTTAAAAAGATAGTAGAAGCATTCAATACTGTTGCCTCAGCTAGTGCTGCCAGTAAAGCAGCCGAGTCTACGTCTACTACTCCCACTAAGGAAGCTGTACCTACTCCAGTTACTCTAGCTGGCTCACAGATTACAGTAGAGTTGGGTTATGGTGGCAAGACAATAGCAGCTTATTCCTTTATCCATACTGGTTTAAGATTCAGTTTATTTGAACCTAATGCTCTTGAGTTCACTGGTCAAGCTGCCTCCTGGGTAATGACTCAGAGAATTAAGAATACTGTTTACCAGAATATGAGCTTTAAGAAGATAGCTCAGAGAATCACTAGTAGCTATGGCATGAAGCTAGATATGCCTGAGGAAGGCCCAACTTATAATTATTTCCCTCAGCGTGGTCAAACTGACTATGAAGCTTTACTGATTGAAGCTAGGAGAATTGGTTACAGGGTGTATACCAAGGGAGCTACCTTATCTATTAAACCTAGAGCAGGTGTCATTACAGATAAGGAGATATTTGTCCTAGAGTATGGTTCCAATATGGGTACTAGTTTTGAGGCAGTACATCAAGCTCAAAAGGATGCTGAAGGTGGGGCTAGGTCATCTGTACCAGGAGCTAATAACTCAACTGGGGAAAGGAAATATGAGATTGACCCAGATACAGGTCAAATGGTGCAGAAGAGAAAGGAGAATGTAATTGGTACTGGTAGAGATTCTGCGATCGCAACTACAGGATCACCAATCAAAGCACCTGCTCCTAAGACTACTGGTACTACTGATAAGCAGGATGCTGACAGGAAAGCTAATGAGGACAGGATTAAGGGCATTATAGCTAATGCTGACTTTCCTACTACCCCAGAAGCACTGACATTAGACCCGGATACCCCCTTCTTAACTAAAGGTATTAGTGATTCACTAGACAGAATGTGGGTAGTTGATACAGTGATTCATGTTTATAAGAAAGGGTATTTTAATACTATTATTAAATGTTATTCTCCCCTTCATAATAAAAATTACAGTGCTGATATAGCTTCTACTGATACAACAAATATTTCATCAACTACTAGTAGTCCTACAGACTTCATAATACCAACTAAAGGTGTATATACATCAGAGTTTGGGCCCCGTTGGGGGAGAAACCACAATGGAGTAGATATAGCTGAGATATTAGGTACTCCAATTTATGCAGCAGCATCAGGTACAGCTACTATTGGGGCAAGTGGTTGTCTCTTTTCTCCAATTGGAAATAATGTTATTAATCGTGGATGTGGTGGAGGATTTGGTAATCATGTAATTATTAATCATGCTAATGGTTATCAAACTATATATGCTCATTTAAGTGAAATAACTATAGAAAACAATACTCAAGTATCTCAAGGTCAAATGATAGGTAAAATGGGCAATTCTGGAGCATCTAACGGAACACATTTGCATTGGGAAGTTAGATTGAATGGTAAACCTATTAATCCAGGAAGTGTAGTTAAACTACCTTTTTTATTAAGTCGTATATTTTAAAGATATGGAACAATTATTTGAAATTTTAAATAATGCTCAAAAAGCATCACAAATAGCTTTCGATTTAGTTGGTAGAATTAATCAAGCGACCTTAGGGATAGTAGTAAATAACCAAGATCCAGAGAATAAACGTAGGATTAAAGTCTCCTTACCATCTTCTCCACAGGTACAAAGTGATTGGTTAAGGAGACTATCAACATCACCTAATATTGATGCTCCATTACCTGCCATAGGCATGACAGTGTTAGTTCTCTTTGCAGAAGGGGTTGAGACTAATGGATATTACCTTAGTTTAATTAACCAAACTAATCCTCCTAGAGATAAAGAATCAGCACAGGATGATTATTCTGAAGCTATTCCAGGTAATAAGGTTGTTGAAGTAGGGGGCAATCTTGATGAGGTTATTAGTGGAGATACTACACAATCTACATCGGGAAATGAGGAGCATAGAACCGATGGCAACATACTTATTGAATGTGGTCAAGCTATTACCCTAAGGACTGATTCAGGGGCATCCATTACCTTATCTAGTGCGGGATATGTGGAGATTAAAGATGTACTAGGTAGAAGAATTAGGTTAGGTGGTGTAGGGGGAGTTAATAACCAATGGGATCTTGCAGGTTACCCACTAACGGTAATTAATGCAACCTCATTTACTATTAATGGGAAAGAAGTAGCGACTGTTGACGCCACTACAAATGAGGGAGATGTAATTACTAATCGTGGGTGGTGATAAATTCCCCCCTTAGTTAAATGTATTAGTTAAACAATTGGTAAACCTCAAAAGGAGAAGAGAGAGAGGAAGAGAAGAGGGAACAGAGGAGGGAGAAGAAGAACACAAGATAGCATAGTACTACTATAGTAACCTCTACAAGCCTTATCCTGTATAGCTTTGAGGTCATTTTACACGTTCTCCTTGCTCTTCTTAAATAGAAGAATTTGCACAATTACTTATTTATAGAAACATGACAATACAAAAAGGGATAGCTTTCCCATTACAAATTGACCCAATCAGGGGCAACTTAAAGGTAGCTAGTGAAGGGGAACTTACTAAGGGACATATATTATCTTGGCTCCAGACAGAGGTATTTGAAAGGGTAATGAGACCAACTTATGGATTAAAAGACCCTTTATTTAACTCTATTGATGCTATGTCAAGAATAACAGTTGAGATAGAGTCAGGATTAGAGCAATATATCCCTACTGCTTCATTTCAAGTAAGTGGTTCTATTAATGATCAAGGTCAAGTAGTAATTTTAATTTACTGGTACTACTTAAATGAGGAACAATTACCTATTTCAATTATTTTTTAACAATAATTTAATATGACTGATATATCATCAATACAATTGTCGAGTGTGATCATTGATGAACGTACAGAGGAGGAATTAGTCTCCCAAGCCCAACTTAGAGTATTTAATGCCTCAGGAGGTCAATTAAATGATTTCTCTGAGAATTCGCCTGTAGCTGCCTTAATTCAAGGTCAAGCTTTTGCTGCTTCTGAACTTCTCTACTGGGTAAATAAACTTCCATTAGCTCTGGTAATAGATTTCTTAAAGGTCACTGGTGTAGAGCAATCTCTAGGTACTAAGGCAGTAACTACTCTTACATTTACCCTTACTGCACCTCAATCAACTCCCTTTACTATTCCAGAGGGGTTTGAAGTAGTAGATTCATCTGGTACTTATTCATTCTTCACTGATGCTACTCTTCAGATACCTCCCGGACTTATGGCTGGTTCTGTAACTGCTACTGCTGAGGAAGTAGGTAGCCAGTACAATCTATCAGCTTACACAATCACTAGAGCTACTCAGCCCCTTAGCTTCTTATCCTCAGTAGTTAATACTGAAGCTTCCTTAGGGGGAACTGATGCTGAAACATTAGATCAAACCATAAGTAGAGGATTAACTGAATTAAGAATTAGAAATCTAGTATCAGAAGATGATTATGAAACTGCTGCTGAGGAGATATTAGGTCAAGGATCAGTAGCTAAAGCAATAGGTTTACTATCTAGAAATAAGAATGAGGAAGAGTTAGGGGCAGTACATTTATTTCTCCTAAATGCCAATCAGGAACCCGCTAATGATGCTCAAATTAGTTTAGTAAGTGATTCATTAAGCAAGAGAATTCAACTAGGTACACAGCTTTATATAAGCCCAATGGAGCTTATAAGTATCAGTGCATCATTGATAGCCAGAGTAACAACTGGAGCCAATGTTGAACAGGTTATAAATGATTTATGGGAAGCTTATCAAAGCTACCTTAACCCTTCTACTTATCCACCTGGTCAAGATATTATTCTTAATGAAGTAGAGTATCACCTAAGGCTAACTGAGGGTATTAAGAATATCCAAACACTTGCATTAAATGGATCTCCTACTAATATATCTTTACCTAATTTATATACTCTACCTTCACCATATTCATTATATGTTCAGTTAGTAGATGGCAGTAGAGTGATATATGCAGGTGTACGTGGTGCTGGAGAGACTCCTGATTTTTAATTATGACTACATATGAAGCTTGGGTAATAGAAAAAGCCCCAATATTTTCAAGACTCCCAGAAGTGTATAGAGATAATCCTGTAACCCAATATTTAGTAACCTTCTGGGATGAGTTATTAATATCAACTAAAGATAAGATTGATGATCTACAGCAAAGGCAGCTTAACCCATTAACTTGTGATTCTAACTGGCTTGATTTCTTAGCTCCTTTATGTGGCTTTACAGGCATATATTGGGATAAAAACTGGAAAGAAAATTATAAAAGAAATTTATTATTCTACTCCTATACTAAAATCTGGTCTAATAAAGGTAGCAGAGAAGCTCTTAGTACAGTTTTATTCTGCTTTGAGATACCACATGAGATTGCTGGTAGAGGAGATTTTATCTTTGGGCAATCTAAATTAGGACAAGACCCATTAGGTAAATCAGGTTGGGAATATACTGTATACCTAAAGACAATGTATAGAGATACTCCTCAAGTAGAACTAGTTAAAAAGTTAATTAAACTCTTTGGGCCTTGCTGGTGTAAAGCAGATATTAAATTTGATGATTCTGTTATTAAGGATTACCTAATACTTGATGATAATCAACTCATTGTTTACACACTTTTATAAAAATAATTAATTTAAATATATTTAAATATGAGTCAGATTTTAGGAACTCTCCTAGATTCTGGAGGCAATCCTATAACAGGTAAGTTGAGAGTTACTCTTTCAGGTAACCTTATAGAAGTTAGTGCTAATCCAGACTCTATATATCTTACACAGCCTAGTGTATTTACCATTACTAATGGTGTAGTAGATATAAATTTAGATGAATCAGAAACTAAGAAGATAACTTATAGGTTTGAATTCTTTAAGGCTGATGGAGAAGGTAATTTAATTGAACCTGCCCTTCTAGATTTTTATGCCTTAGTACCTAATAGCACTCCTGTGCAGCTTGCCAATCTTGTTCCTACTGGAATGGTAAATGATGTACTAGATACAGGAGCACTAAGAATAGCACAATTAATTGCTTCTGACACTAACCTTTCAGCTAATATAGGTGGGCCTTTCCCTAGAGGTAACTGGAGTTCAGAAGTTACTTATAAATATCGTGATTTAGTAAATTATCTAAACAGAACATATATATCTAGAAGTATTCTACCAATTACAGGTATATTACCTACAAATGATACTTACTGGATGAGGATACCTGTTGAGGTAAATGGAAGTTTAATATTAGGTTCTGATGTTCCTTATGGAGTAAGCTGGAGTGGTTCTGGTTTAGCTACTTCTCAGGATGCTGTATATAATAAAATCCAATCTATAATTAATGACCTTAGCTTAAAAGCTAATATCATTAGTCCAACTTTCTCAGGTGTAGTTAATTTTAATAATACTTTAAAAACTAAACCAGGCAGTACTAATATTCCAGGTCTAGATATTCAGACAGCTAGTGGAGCTAGATCAACCATTAGATTTAGTGATACTAATGGTTTAACTAGATGGGAGATATTTAAATCTGAGGTAGCTGAGTCTGGTAGTAATGCTGGTAGTAATCTAACTATTAATAGTTATGATGACTCAGGTAATTTAATTGGATGGTGCATGGATATTAACAGAGCTAGTAGAGCAGTTAATGTTCCTAATCCATCTGCTGGAGATAATTCTACAAGGGTTGCTAATACTAGCTGGGTAACTAATAAACTAACGTCATATGCTACATTAAATAGTCCATCATTTACTGGTGTTGCTACATCTACTACACCTTCTGATCCTTTTGATAACTCAGCTAGAATAGCTACTACCCAACATGTAAGGAATATTCTTTCTTATTATGCTCCTACATATAGCCCAGTATTTCAAGGTACTCCTACTTTTAATGGAGTAACTAATTTTAATAGTAGTACTGTTATTAATAATACTTTAACTGTTAATCCTTCTGGAATATTTACTCCTGGGGTAAATATTCAATCATCTAGTGGTAATAGATCTTGTATAAGATTTTCAAGTAATACTGGAGCAAATAGATGGGAAATATTTAAGAATGAAGCAGCAGAAGCAGGTTCTAATTCAGGCTCTAATTTTGTAATAAATAGATATGATGATTCTGGTAATTATCTAGATTATGCCTTCAGTATAGATCGTTATAACGGTAAGGTAACTCTCAATGGTAATACTACTGTTAATGGTAAACTAAATTGCAATAGCTTAGGTACTGTTTTAGCTACTGATTTAGCTAACTCTGGTGTTGCTGGTAATCCAGGAGATATAGTTATATCTGCAACTTATTTATATATTTGCGTGGCTAGCAATTCTTGGAAGAGAGTAGCTTTAAGTAGTTTTTAATTTAAATATTGAGAATAATTTAAGATGACAAGAAGGCAATTTCAAGATGGAGACATCTTCTATGCTGAGGATGCAAACCAAATAGCATACCCTATACCAGATGGTCAGGATTTTATTGGACATGGCCCTAAGATAATTGATAATTATCTTGATGATGGTAGTGATCAAATTAAGTCCAGATTCTATAATTTCTACGACAGATTAAAGGTTAGTCATCAATCAGGACTAACCTTTAATTATTTAGGAGGTTCTATATTACTTAGTAATGGAAATATTGTTTCTATTGCTAGTGGTTCCTTTAATGTTCCAGATAACTCTACTGTTTATGTATTTGTAGCTAGTAATGGAACATTACAACAATCTAGTCAATTACCTAATGAATCTTTTCCATTAGCTAAAATCAGCACTTCTGCTGGAATTCTTAATGGTTCTATAATTGACCTTAGAGATAAATTAATAGATAGAATTTCACCTTCAACCATTCCTGTTACCCAGATATTACCTACTGGAATGATTGCACCATTTGGGGGTAATTCAGTTCCTAGCGGCTGGTTATTATGCAATGGCAGTGAATATTCAATCAACAATTACCCTGCCTTATATGCCATTCTAGGTACCGCTTATGGCGGAAATGGAACTACTACATTTAGAGTACCTGATTTAAGAGGTAGAGGTTTAATAGGTGCTGGTCAAGGTAGTGGATTAACTAATAGAACATTAGGTCAATCTGGTGGTCAAGAAACAGTTACCCTAAGTACTTCTCAAATACCTTCACATACTCATGGAATTAATGACCCAGGGCATAGCCACTCTATAAATGATCCAGGACATACTCATGGTGTATATGATCCTGGTCATAGCCATAAAGTAAGGGTCAATAGAAATGATGGTACTGGTAATTATATTGCCGATAGTAATGGAGGTCATCAGTTTCTTGTAACTAATGAATTTGAAGCCTTAACGTCAGGTACTAACATCGGTATCTATGGTAGTGGAACTGGGATTAGTTTAAATGCAGCTAATAGTGGAATTACTGTTAATGCTCAAGGTGGTAATGGTTCACATGAAAATATGCCTCCTTATCTGGTTATGAATTATATGATTAAAACTTAAATAACATGAGAAAATCTTTAACAAATGGTGATTATGCAGAAGCAGTATTCATAGTAGATTCTGCTGGTAATGCTGCTTCTCTAGGTGGTAGTGGAGGTGGAAGTGGAGATGCTTCTGCTACTAACCAGCTAACTCAAATAGATAAATTAACAAATATAGACACAGACCTCGGTTCTGCAGGTGATTCTGCTGCTACTTCAGATACTGGAAGTTTTAGTATTATCTCTTTGATAAAGAGAATATTATCCACAAAACTACCAAACTTAGTTAGTAATAGAATCCCTGTTGATGGTTCTGGAGTAACACAACCTATATCTGCATCTTCTTTACCTCTACCTACTAATGCAGCTTCTCAATCAGATGTATTAGCTGTACGCGATCGCTTAATGCCTACAAGTGGTACTTCAGTATATAGTACTTTAGGTACAAGTGCTGGAGCTAATATTAAGAACACTGCTGGTACTGTGTACAACATCTCCTGCACTAATGTAAATGCAAGTACTAGATATTTTCAATTATTTGATAGCACTTCTGCACCTTCTGGGACTCCCATTAGAAGTTATCCAGTATACGGCAATGGTGGATTCTTAGTAATAGGTCAAGACTTCTTAGGAGGTGCTGGTATAAGCTTTAATACAGGCATTACTTGGGGATTTAGTACTACTTCATTAACCTACACTGCTGGTTCAGCTACAGATGTAATTACTACAGTGAGGTATACATAATGAGTGGAAGCTTTGCACCTAATATTGCTGGTATTCATCCTGGATTTGTAGCTGGAAGATATTATATGGCTCATTACCCAGGCAACCCTACCACTGGTACATTAAGTACAGGATTTATTTACTATGTATTCTATTACTTACCTGTAGCCTCTAACTTTGATAGGATTTGTGTCAACGTTACTACACAAGCTTCAGCAGGTAATACAGGGAGACTAGGTATTTATAGTCTTTCAGGTAACACACCTACTTCCCTAATTGTAGATGCTGGAGATGTAGCTATAGATTCAACAGGAGCTAAAGAAGCAACTATTAATACTAGTCTTGCTCCTGGATGGTATGCTCTTGCGTTTATGCAAAGTGGGGGTACTGCTGCATTTAGCATTGCAGGAACTTCTGCTTCTGTTGCTGGTTATGTTTATGGCACTACATCAGTTTCAACTACTTTTAATAGCTGCCTAAGAGCTACACAATCTTATGGATCTTTACCAAGTACAGCACCTACAACTTCAATTGGTTTAGTTACTGGTGCTCCAATTATCTGGCTTAGAGCCGCTTAATAAATAAACTGTTTAAACAATAATTATGGCTAACATTTTAGTTAAAGACGCTTATAACAAAACTATTTATATAGGTGCTAGGGGATCTGGTACTGCTGATGATCCTTATGTAACTCAGCAAGATAATCTGATAATGAATACATCCCTGCCCCTACCTACAGGAGCTTCTACAGAAGCCACAGTAAGTTCAATCAAGTCATTGAATGAGATGTCACTGGGGCAGAGAGGACACACTTTTGTAACTACTAACACCTCTCAAACAGGTTCATGGGTAGCTATACAGGTGGTAGAAAATGCTTATTTTACTAGTCTAACTTGTGCTAATACAACAGTCCCAGCAATAAATGTAGCATTACCTGTTGGATTTATATTGTATGGAAATATCACAGCGTTTACCTTAAGCTATGGAAAAGTTATAGCTTATAAAAGTTAATAATTACTAATATGAAATTATCATTAGGATTAGGCTTATTTTATAGCAATATTTTATCTACAGGAAATAAGCCTCCTGTAGTCAATGGCTATCAAGCAGATAGAGTTTTAATAGGTGGAGGGGGATTTATTTTAGGGGTAAGAAATCATCCCCAAGAAGCTGGACTATCTTATATATTTACTGACGTAGGAGGAGCTTACAAGCTTAATTCAAGTACTAATAAATGGGATGCAATTACAAACTTTCCTTACTTTGATGCTTCTCCAGGACAGCAGTATGGTGTTGAAGACCTTGCTCTAGATCCCTCTAATCCTAATGTAGTTTATCTCTGTTCAGGAAAGTATTCTACCCAAGGTGTAAAAGGGGATTTCCTTAAGTCAACAAACAAAGGAGCTACTTGGAGTAAATTAGGCTTAAATGTCTACTTTGGGGGCAATAATGCTGATCGTCATACTGGCTCTATGGTTCAGGTATCACCCCATGATAGTAATCATATAATTGTAGCGACTCGTCATGAAGGCATTTGGTTAACTTTCAATGGTGGTTTAAGTAGTAATGATTGGATTAGCTCTAATTTAATTCCATGCACTCCTTATGTACAAAAATCTTCATGGAATATATCTAGAGCTATTAGATCTGTACACATTGATAAACTCGACCAAAATATAGTATATGCAGCATTATCTGACCAGCCATATACTCTATACAATGGAACAAGTATAACCCCTTATTCCACTGCAAATGCAGGTTTATATAAATCAACTGATAAAGGTTTAAATTGGAGTAAGGTTGATAATCAACCAGCAGGATTAACTAAGATTAATCGTATTGCTCAATCTAGTAATGGTACTATCTGGATAACACATACTACAGGCTTCTGTAAATTAAATACAAATGGTACATTTACTAATTACACTAATACTACTCTTGGTATAGGCTCTACTGGATTTGGAGCTATAGCTGTATCCCCATTTGATCCATTAGAAGTTACTGTAATGACTTATGGTAATTATGCTAAAACAAGGATATTTAGAACCCTTAATGCGGGTTCAACTTGGAGTGAAATTACTTATACCTATCAAACAATGCCTTGGTCTACTCCAAGTGCTAATGCACATTATTTAACTACTAATGTGCCTGATTGTTCTTATAACAATCACATAGCAAGTAATAAGCCAGATGAACTTTATTTCACTTCTTTCTTTGGTGTATATAAGACCACTAATTCTAGAGCTACTACAGCTTATTTTGAGCTACCTATAGAACATGTTGAGGAATTAGTAACCTTAGGTTTGTTCTGCCCACCAGCTTCTAATACACGTAGTATTCCCTCATTAATATCAGCTAATGCTGACATAGGAGCATTTGTTCATGGTAATGGGTTTGATCAATATCCCAGCTTACATGTTGATGATTATTTCCTTACACTAAGTCAACATAGTAATAGGGCTAATTATCCAAGGGATATAGCTTTCTGTATGCAGCAACCACAGCATATGGTTCTATCAGGTACTCGCAATTTTAGCCCCTATGGAAATATTCTTTTAGTTAGCTCTGATGCTGGATCTACTTGGACACCTACAGCATCATTACCTCCTGGAATATCTACCTCTACTAGCGGGATAGATGGTACTCCTCAGGCTCCTAGAATAGCTTACTCAGCTACTACCCCAGGGGTATTTTTAGTTAGTAGAACCAACGGTGAGCCATGCTTGACTGTTAATAATGGTAATACTTTTATCACTAGTGCATCTGATGATAAGCCAGGTGGAGATCCCTACACTCAATTTAGCTGGAAGTTTACTCTAGCTGCTGACAAAGTCAATGGTAATAAGTTCTATTACATAAAGGATTACCAATTGTGGTTAGCTACTTGGAATGGTTCAACCACATCTCCCAGTTATACCTGGCAATTAATCAACCCTTCGACTGGATTAAGTAGCTCTCATACATATCAAGGTATATTGACTGCTCCAAATCAAACAGGTCATCTGTGGATATATTCAAGCTCTACTTCTACTAATTCCCCTAAACTAGCTAAATCTGTAGATGGTGGATATACTTTTACCTCAATAACAGGATTTGACAAAGTAATCCTTGCTGCTATTGGTAAGGGATCTGGGGCAGAAGGAGATGCTGACTATACTGTATATGCTTTTGGATCTCGCAGTAACGTATGGGGTGTATATCAATCTGTTGATTTAGGTAATAATTGGAATCTATTAGATACTGGAGATCTCAATATAGCTAATGATCCTAACTGTATGGCAGCAAGCTTACAGACTTTTGGTGAAGTATTTATTGGATCTAATGGCTCTGGTATTTATTGGATAACTCCTAAACAATCAGAGTTGCAGGGTATTCTTCTAAGAGAAGATGGGGATTACCTTTTAAGAGAAGATAGCTCTTATATACTGCAAGAAGATTTTACAAATAATCCTGTTTCCAACTTACTAAGAGAAGATAGTTATTCTCTTCTAAGAGAAGACAACTCACTTTTACTAAGACAAGACAATATTAATTAATTTTAACTTTATAAGAAATTTAATTTAAAATTTATGGCTAATAAAAAGATAACTGAAGAGCTATCTCTTGCGAGTAATCAGTTAGACCGCGCTAATGATGTATTACCAATTGTTGATACCTCTGAAGGTACAGCAGGGAATCGTAAAATAACTCCTGATGCTTTTATGGCAGGTACACCAGCTACTACTTCTGCTCCAGGATCAATGAGTGCTGCTGATAAAGTTAAGCTAGATAGTGTTAGTACAGCTAATATAGTTTATACAAATACAGATCAGACTATTACTGGCACTAAGACCATTAGCACTCAGAATATAACATCTAGTACTAATAAACCAAGCGCTCCTGGTTCAGGCAATATCATGCTCTATGCTAGGAATTTATCTGGTAGAGTATTCCCCCATTGGCAAACTCCAGATGGTAGAGAATACATTGCTCAAACAGGTTTAGCTAGAAACCCTGTGGTTAGCTTTACCCCAATGAATGGTACTTCTATAGGGACGTATGGTCAATTTGCTACCACAGTTGGCACTGTATCTCACATTACACCCAGTGATGATTTAATCCCTTATATGGCTAATCTAGCTAGTGCTAGTGCTACAAATACGAACGTAACTCCTAATACTACAAATATTATATGTAGTATAAGTACTAATGCAAGAATACATTGTAGAGGTAGTAATAGTAATGGCTTTGGAGGTTTCTTATACTTTGCTCGCTTGTTCTTCCCTGATTCTAGCTATACCAACAACAGAATCTTTATAGGGATGTTCAGCAAGAACCCTAATGCTACTAATATAGGTTGGTTTGACGGTTATCCAACTACTACTGATAATCCAGATGGTAATTATGCTTGTTTTCAGTACAGCACATCTAGAGGAGATACAGAGTGGCAGTTCACAACCAAGGATGGTACAACACAGAATGTTACTCCTATAACTGGTGCTACTTTTACTGTTCAAAAGGTATATGATTTCTTCATCTACTGCCCAAGAGCAGCTAGTACTATTACTTATCAGTTAAATAATATAACTGATGGGGTTAGTTATGCTGGCTCAACCTCTACTAACTTACCTTCTGCTACTGAATATCTAGGTGGGGGATTTCAACTTAGAGCACCTTCAGCAGGTGGTAGTAATCTAAGATGGAATCGCTTGTACATAGAATAAAATTACAAATTATATAAATAGAAAGACCCTTACTTTAATTAAGTAGGGGTCTTTATTAATATTAAGGAATATATTATGGCTGACCTATTACAACAGGAGAAACCAAATCAAAATAACATAATAGAGCTATCTCCTAATATTCAAGATAAGATAGTTGATCAAGTCTTAATTCAAGCTGGTGGAGTGGGTTTAGGAATAGTTGTAGCTATTGTTGGGGCATTATTTATAGCTAATTGGCTAGGAATCAAGCCTGCTATTGAAGAATGGTCTAAGAAGCAGAGAATTGAATCAGATACATTAAAATCTATTTCAGATACCTTAAGTCAATTGATGAAGGATAATCAACTTCATAGCAACAAATGTGCTGAAGATAATATAAAAATCACCAAATCAATTGAAGGTGTTGATACTAAGGTTACTGAGCTTAGAGAAGATTTTAGAGATCTGAGATATGAAATTAGAGGTAATAATCGACATAGCTCTTCCTCTAGATCTAGTCAATCTTTTAACCATAGTACTCCCAATGATACTTATTGAGTATCTAACAGATAAATATCCTTTAAAGCATCATACATAGCTCTCTTTTCTTTCTTGTCTTTAGGTGTCAAATCATCTGATGTATAAGCATCAATCATATAAAATACTTTCTTTAGGTGATAGGGTAATGCAACTAACATATTTAATTAAAATTGAATATTCATATACCCTATACCTTAATTAATAAATGAACTTAACAAGTAGGCATTGTCTTATGGATACAATTTATATTGCTCCAGAGTATGTTGAATATTTCAAGGATAAAAAGGGTGAGTTACATCCGCTTTGCTTTTATCTCTATAGTGACGGGTATATTGAAGGTAAATATGTCAATAGTCTCGACCTACTAGAAGCGATAGGTTATGTTTACGTCTGGGATTCTTGGCAAGCTATTAGGAAAGCCAAAGAGCTAGAGTTAGGAACTATTGAATGCTCATTGACTACAAAGTATTATGATGAGGAGAGGGATGGTTACTATATATTTGATGAGGACTTTATTACCCTTGATCAGGCTAAAGTAGTAGTTGAATCTACTTCTAAAATAGGCAAAGGTGAAAAACAGAGACTTCTAACCTTTATAAAAAATTCAATGTAAAAAAGACCCCTAGAGTGATAATCTAGGGGTCTTTCTTCTTTATATAGTGAATTTAACTTGCGATCGCTTTCCTACTTTGCATAGGGAGTATATTACTAGATTGAGTATTAGGTAAGGTTAAAAGTTTCTTAACAGTTTCATACTCATTTACTAAAGTGCTGTTTACAAAGTAAGGGTCATTCTTATGGTAAGCCTTAGCTTTCTCTAATAGAAATAATGTTAATTTACGTACATTCCATATTTCTACATCATCATATTGCTGGCACTTATCTAATGCCTCAGCAGTGCCTCCAAATGGAGCTACAAGGATTAGTTTAACGTGTTGGGTATCAAAGTATGTTTTAAGGACTTCAGGGTATCTCTTGGCCTCTACAGAGTCTACTAAATCATAATAATCAATTACATTCTTCTTAAGTTCATAGCAGGTGATAACTCTACCTTTGGTTTTATGGGGTTGAAGGTGGATAAGATCAAATCTTCTAACTGTTGTTTTGCTTTGAGGAAAGTCAGGGAATGATCTTTCTGATTTTAGAGTGTAAGGGGTCATTGAACTTAGGTAACTAATGTCTCTCTGCAATGCTTCCTCAGAACTCCAACCTGATCTGTAAATTATTTGTTTATCTACTTGGGTAATACCAAGTTCTTTGTCTGCCCCTTGTTTAATAGCAGTAGCACCTAGAATCTGGAAATCTTTAGAAGCCTCACTACGTCCTTGCACTAGGTAGCTGTAAGCATGGAACCAATCACCTACCCAAAGGGAATTAATACGACCTAATGATTCACCAGTAACTTGAAAGTATTTATCTTTGAATTTCTTTAACCTTTCACCTTCTAATTTGGAAGCCCTACCATGTAAGGATTTGACGGGGAGTTTTTGTACACTCCTCGTCAAATTAACCTCACCATCTAAAGGTTTGACGAGGTCTCTTCCAACAGACCCTGTCAAATTAGCCCAATTATCTTTATAATCATCTGAGCCTAATCCCTTAGCTTCACTAAGTTGAGACATTACAAAGTAAGCTCCAGTACCTTTGTCAGAAGGAACCCACTTTAAGTTGTATTTATCAACCAACTGCATTAGTTCAGTAAGGATAGATTTATCTGCTTGAGGTTGTTGAGCTAGGATTGATTCTTGAAGTTGTATATTAAGCATATTTAATTAAAATTCATATCTTGATTTACTAGGACATTTACCTGCCCATATCCTAATAATATAAAAACAGTTAATGCATAAAGTGGGATATTAATTAAGTCATCAATATGGATGAATCTTATTTTCCAATTTAATTAACTTTATAGCTATTTAGTTATTAAAATTGTGTATAAAATAAATTTGTTATACGTATATTGATCTAAATTGGCTAGTTGAGCTATGCTAGTGTAGTTAAGCCCGTGCCCTAGTGGCTACTTTTTTGGCTACTCAAGAGCTAAAAGTAAGGTAAGATGAATAGAAGCCTATGCTGGCGGCATAGCCAAGTGGTAAGGCAGAGGTCTGCAAAACCTCCATCCCCCGGTTCAAATCCGGGTGCCGCCTTTAACAAAATCAAGTACTTCAGGGCTTTCAAGCCCTTTTTTATTGGATATTCAAAGGCTTGCAAAACAAGCCTTTAAAGATTTTTGGGGTTATTTTGGGTAGTTTGGATAAAGAACTGACTTTTCCCGTTAAGTTGTGAAACAACGAAATGGCAAGGGTTTCAGACTACAGTTTATTCTCAATTACTTAAAATTAATGACAATGAATTAGCAGAGAATAGGGCTTTGGGCTAGGGGTATAGTACGCGCTCGCTCAATCAAGAAAATAACGGGAAAAGTCAGGGATAAAGAACTGGGGTAAAACTGGGGTAAAAATGTAAGGTAGAGGTATTTACCCCAATAAGTGTTTCTGGGGTAAAACTGGGGTAAAGTGGAAGGATAAAGGTCTTTACCCCAGTTGATTGCTTTTATGGAATCTCAAATATCTCAAAATCTTGCCCCACGAGGTTCAGTACAAATCAAGAACTCTAATGGCAGTCTTCAACTAGTTTTTTCTCATCCGATTATTACGCCGACGGGAGAGCTAAAAACCAAGCGTTTCTACCTTTCGACAAGGCACAATGATACGCCTTTAGGAAGGCATTTGGCATCGACTTTAGCAGCAAAAATCCAGAGGGATATTGACTATGGAGAGTTTGATGCCAGTTTAGCTAAATACAAACCAGCAGCGTCATTAAGCACTGTTAGCCCAATTACCTCAAGTACTCCTTCAGCTACCCCCCAACATGACTTGGGAGAATTATGGGAAAAATACGCTGAATTTAAAAAACCACAGGTTAGTCCTTCGACTTATGCCGTTGACTATCGCAAGTACCGCAATCATATTGCTAAGTTACCAACAAAGAACTTGGATGATGCGATCGCAATTCGAGACTATTTACTTGCAAATCTCAGTGCTAATGCAGCTAAACGTACTTTGACAAATATAAATGCTTGCTGTGATTGGGCGCTCAAGAGTCAGCTAATTGAATCCAATCCCTTCCAAAGTATGGCAAAAGATATTCAAATGCCAAAGTCAGAATCGGCAGAGTATGAAATTAATCCCTTTACCAAGGAAGAACGCGACATTATAATTCAGGCATTTGAGGAGAGCAAACTCTACAGGTACTATGCCCCTTTAGTAAAATTCCTATTTTTTACTGGTTGCAGACCATCAGAAGCGATCGCACTACAATGGAAGCATATCAGTGATAAATACATTAATTTTGAGCAAGCAATTACCATCAGTACTAAAGGGTTAGCCCTCAAAGATGGATTAAAAACCCAAAGCCAAAGACGTTTTCCGATTGGTCCTCAGCAACGTGAAATTTTAGACTCTATCAAACCTGATAACTGTAACCCAGAAGATTTTATCTTTAGAAGCAAGAAAGGCGGCATAGTAGACTTTGGAGATTTTCTCAATCATGCTTGGAAAGGTTACAAAAATCAACGTGGAACACATATCGATGGAATCGTAACTCAACTGGTAAAACAGGGTGTAGTCAGCGAATATCGCAAACCTTACCAATGCAGACACACTTTTATTACTCTTTGCCTGGAAGCTGACATTGATGCGAAGGATGTAGGAAGGTGGGTTGGCAACTCTCCAGAAATTATTTACAAGCATTACGCAGGTAATAAACGTAATCTTCAAGTGCCAGAATTATAA